ATGTTAGTTAGTAAAAGCAACGGATTTAACGCTAGCGCAGTTTTGGGTAGTGGAAGTTATAATGAAAATAAATCTTCTAAACACATGGAGCTACTAGCTCATAGTATTTTAAAATTAATTTGTAAGGAAGCTGCATCAGAGACGTATCGCGGTGCTCTTGAAACTTTACAAAAAATGATGTCTGAATGTATATATCATGAAGGCAACGCCTTTGTCATTATGGGAGTTGGAGAACAATTAAAACGTATTAAATATGAAGTTGGTGAAAATAACTTAAAGGTATTCAACGTACACTTTAATAATAATCACGAGTTAGTTAGTTCTGGTGAGCCTGACGTAATATGTTTAAGCAAGCAGGTCTGGGAAAATCTTCTCATTAAACTAAAGCTGGAAAACAATGAAAATGTGTTTTCTGAAACTAAAAAATTATCGAATAAAAATAATGACGATCAGTTTTTTGAATGCGCTAAAAGAAATGAACAGAACCTTTTCGATAATATAAGAAAAAGTGATTTTCATGTTGGTTTACTTAAGCCAAGTAGTACGCGTAGTGTTATTTTAGAAACGCCGCCAAATGTCTGTATGGAATCACGTAATTCATATGAAAAAAAATAGATGAGATTTCATCTTTGTCAGAGTCAAAGGAACACCCCATAGATATTCAAGAAAAAAAAGATGCGTTTGTGAATGAGTTCAAGGGGATATTATTTGATAAAAATGGAAGGTCTTCAGAGTTTCTACTTAATTTTTATGAATGTTGCTATGAGTTTTTACCAAGAGCGCAGCCTCAGGATAAAATCGAAAGCTATAATTCAGCACTGCAAGCTTTCTCCATCTTTTGTTCATCTACGTTGATACATAATAATATAGGCTTTGATTTCAAATTATTTCCAGAAGTCAAACTGTGTGGGGAAAATCTTGAAACGGTATTCAAATATAAAAATGGCGATGATGTCCGGGAGATAGCCAAAATTAACATTACTCTCCAAAAAGAAGAGGATGGTTTATATAATTTAGGTGGATTGGATTTTAAGGGATGCTTCTTTTCTGGACAGAACTTCAGTAACTATGATATTCAATATGTGAACTGGGGAACGTCATTGTTTGATCTTGATACTCCGTGTATTTTTAATGCGCCTGCTTACAACAAGAGTAATGAAAAATCATTAAAACCTGTGAGCGAAAACGGTTTAAGTGGAGTCTTGACTGATCGTAATAATAAAATAAAACTCATCACGGGCGTGGCACCATTCGATGATATTTTATTTATGGATGATGACTTTGATGATAGTTCCTCTGAGGATGATCCCGTTGAGAATAGTCCTGTTGTGACTAGTCCCGTTGTATCAAGTTCTAAAAGCAGTTTTCAATGATTAATAAATGGCTATTTTTACAAAGAGATAATAACGTAGATTGAAACAATATGTATTATTGATTGATTAAACGGGATTATTTTTTACACTACAACCATTTTGCTGCCACTACCAAAGAAAAAGGGGCTACGCTTTCACGTAACCCCTTGATTTATTTGTTGAGCTGGCGGTGTCTGAATTGGTGCTGTAATTGGTTGAAATATTTATTCTAATGTCTGGTTCAACTTTCCTTAGCTGCCTGAAAGTTTTTTTGATCTTACCCATCAATAATAGGGTTACGGTACACCACGCCTGACTGATGAACTGCGTGCTCAGGGTTACCTCTTCAACGTAAAACCGTGGCAGGAGGTCCGGACTGAAAAAACTGCTCAGGACATTATCGGCGGTGGACGCACGGGTAGTCTGTAAACCGAACCGACTGGGGCGCAGTATGTGGCATCTTGTCGTGCTGTTGGAGGAGCTGTGCAAACGTGGTATTAACTTTCGTGCTCTGGCCCAATCTATATTTGCCCAACAATGGGGGGACGAATGCTGTAAAAGTAAAAGAATCTGCGATCTCAAAGTTATTGTGTTATTTTTATGTGAGCAGAAGATATTCATCAGAAACGATTATGTAAATCATTTTATTTTGCCGACGGCCTGATTGTCGAAAGAAAAGAATACCCCCGTATTCCCTGAATAGATTGACTTTTTTATCCAACCATACTTCAGCGCACTGCGTTTAAAAAATGCTTCTTTCTTATGTGGAATATCATCATTTCATCATGATGTCTTTGATGAGCGGTGAACACAATACACTTGCGCTGTCTCTTCAGGATGAATCCCCTGGTCTGGTGCCTGTGGGCTGATGTTGCAGCAGAGCTAAGGTCGCTTAAACGCTACTCAGTATTCACTTTTCAGAGGATGAAATTTATGAACAGGACCAGTCCCCATTATTGTCGCCGCTCAGTACTTTCCTTATTGATATCTGCCTTGATATATGCCCCGCCTGGGATGACGGCCTTCACTCCTGATGTTATTGGTGTGGTAAACGATGAGACTGTAGATGGCAGCCAAAGAGTAGATGAACGAGGTACAACAAATAACACTCATATTATCAACCATGGCCAGCAGAATGTTCATGGCGGGGTATCTAATGGAAGTCTTATTGAATCGGGTGGATATCAAGATGTAGGAAGTCATAACAATTTTGTGGGGCAGGCTAATAATACAACCATTAACGGAGGAAGACAGACAATTCATGACGGGGGCATTTCCACCGGTACGATAATCGACAGTGGCAATCAGGACGTTTATACAGGTGGTATCAGCAATGGAACGACAATTAAGGGTGGTAATTCACACATAAGTGGGGGGACTGCGAATGGAACCATCATTGATGGTGGAGGGCAGAAAGTAACAACTCAGGGGCATGTTGATGGTACAACGATAAATAAGTCCGGTTATCAGGACATCACGCAAGGAAGTATTGCAACGAACACAATCATAAATGGTGGACGACAGTATGTTGAACAGAGCACAGTAGGAACAACCACCATTAAAAATGGCGGTGAGCAAAGAGTATATGAAAGCCATGCGCTGGACACGACGATTGAAGGTGGAACTCAGTCTCTGAATAATAAGTCAACGGCAAAAATACTCAGATCTATTCTGGTGGTACGCAAATTGTTGATTACACCAGCTCCTCGGATGTTATTGAAGTTTATTCCGGTGGCGTGCTTGATGTTAGTGGTGGTACGGCAACAAATGTTACCCAGCACGATGGTGCAATTTTAAAAACAAACACTAACGGTACGACGGTGAGCGGTACGAATAGTGAAGGTGCATTCTCCATCCACAATCACGTGGCAGACAATGTGTTGCTGGAAAACGGTGGTCATTTAGACATAAACGCATATGGTTCGGCAAACAAGACGATTATTAAAGATAAAGGAACAATGTCAGTTTTAACGAATGCTAAAGCTGATGCGACCCGAATAGATAACGGCGGGGTAATGGATGTTACCGGAAACGCGACCAATACCATAATCAATGGTGGTACACAGAATATTAATAATCATGGTATTGCCACGGGTACCAATATCAACGGCGGAACGCAAAATATCAAGAGCGGCGGGAAAGCTGACACGACAATTATATCCTCCGGGAGCCGGCAGGTTGTTGAGAAAGATGGTACGGCAACTGGCAGCAATATTAGCGCCGGAGGCTCGCTGATTGTCTATACCGGTGGTATTGCACATGGGGTTAACCAGGAGACGGGCAGTGCTTTAGTTGCCAACACGGGCGCAGGGACTGATATTGAAGGATACAACAAGCTCTCTCACTTCACTATTACCGGAGGGGAGGCTAATTATGTTGTGCTGGAAAATACCGGCGAACTGACGGTAGTGGCTAAAACCTCGGCGAAAAATACTACCGTTGATGCTGGCGGTAAGCTGATTGTCCAGAAGGAGGCTAAAACAGATACCACCAGACTTAATAATGGTGGCGTTCTGGAGGTTCAGGACGGTGGTGAGGCTAAGCATGTTGAGCAACAATCCGGCGGCGCATTAATTGCTTCCACAACTTCCGGAACCCTTATCGAAGGAACCAACAGTTATGGTGATGCTTTCTACATCAGGAATTCAGAAGCTAAAAATGTAGTGCTGGAAAACGCTGGCTCATTAACAGTCGTCACTGGTTCCCGGGCAGTTGATACGATTATTAATGCCAACGGCAAAATGGATGTTTATGGAAAAGATGTTGGCACTGTACTCAATAGTGCTGGCACCCAAACAATATATGCCAGTGCCACTTCTGATAAAGCAAATATCAAAGGTGGCAAGCAAACGGTATATGGATTAGCCACTGAGGCAAATATCGAAAGTGGTGAACAAATTGTTGATGGTGGGTCAACAGAGAAAACACACATCAATGGTGGCACGCAAACCGTTCAGAATTATGGTAAGGCAATCAATACCGATATCGTCTCTGGCCTACAACAAATTATGGCAAACGGGACAGCGGAAGGTTCCATTATTAATGGGTGTTCACAGGTAGTTAATGAGGGCGGTCTGGCTGAAAACTCGGTGCTTAATGACGGCGGCACACTCGATGTGCGGGAGAAAGGCAGCGCAACGGGGATACAGCAGAGTAGCCAGGACGCTTTGGTTGCAACCACCAGGGCGACGCGGGTCACAGGAACACGCGCGGATGGCGTCGCGTTCAGCATCGAGCAGGGTGCGGCGAACAATATCCTGCTGGCAAATGGCGGCGTGTTAACCATGGAGTCAGACACCTCTTCTGACAAAACACAGGTCAATACGGGCGGACGGGAGATCGTCAAAACAAAAGCCACTGCGACAGGCACGACGCTCACCGGCGGCGAACAAATCGTCGAGGGGGTGGCGAATGAGACAACGATTAACGACGGCGGAATACAAACAGTTTCAGCTAACGGAGAGGCAATAAAAACAAAGATCAATGAAGGCGGTACGCTGACAGTTAACGATAATGGCAAAGCGACAGATATCGTCCAGAACAGCGGTGCCGCTCTCCAGACGAGCACGGCTAACGGTATTGAAATCAGCGGTACTCACCAGTACGGCACTTTTTCCATTTCCGGCAATTTAGCGACCAATATGTTGCTGGAAAATGGCGGTAATTTATTGGTATTAGCAGGTACCGAAGCTCGCGACTCCACGGTTGGCAGCGGTGGAGCCGCCAACGGCAGTTATCGCAGCAACGGGCTGGGCGGTCACATTGAAACCGGGATGCGATTTACCGATGGTAACTGGAACCTGACGCCGTATGCATCGTTAACGGGGGTTCACCGCTGATAACCCTGAATATCATTTATCCAATGGCATGGAATCGAAATCAGTCGATACCCGCAGTTTATATCGTGAACTGGGTGCAACGCTGAGTTACAACATGCGTCTGGGGAACGGTATGGAAGTTGAGCCGTGGCTGAAGGCGGCTGTGCGCAAAGAATTTGTCGATGATAACCGGGTGAAAGTGAATAGTGACGGTAATTTCGTCAATGATTTGTCGGGCAGACGTGGAATATACCAGGCAGGTATTAAAGCCTCATTCAGCAGTACGTTAAGCGGGCATCTTGGGGTGGGGTATAGCCATGGTGCCGGTGTGGAATCCCCGTGGAACGGGGTAGCTGGTGTGAACTGGTCGTTCTGACCATCAACGAAAAAGCCCACATCTGTGGGCTTTCATGTCACCAGGAGCCGCGGCTCCTTTGCGTATCCTTTTATGTCTCTTCACCGTCTGGTCGGTGTCCTGCTGAGACTGCTAACTTCCTGTTTTTATTGGTGTTGTCCTTATACCGTCCAATCATGATTGGTGGAGCTGGCGGGAGTTGAACCCGTGATCGGAATTCACATAGTTTATTGAATATGAACGATTTATTTTTTCACGCAAGGAATTATGTGCATTTTACGTACATATTGTTGTCCCTGTAACGTCCTGATTCTGTACAATATTCTGAAATATTTTACCGTTACCGGGCTGCAGAAATCGCCGTTTTTCCATCGTATTCTGCAAGGTAAGAGCCGTAATGTCTGAACAGCATTTCCGGTCCTTTGTGCCCCATCTGACCAGCCAGCCAGAACAGGTTAACGCCCTGGCTAATGTGCCGAGTGGCGAACGTATGGCGTGTCTGGTACGGATTGCGATAACGTACACCAGCCTTTTTAAGGGTCGGTACCCAGGCTTTTTTGCGGATCGCATCTGCGTTTGCCCAGGGAGCTCGAGTTTTCGGATCGCTGAATATGAAGTCGCTTTTTAGCGCCGTGTAGGGCTTTTGTGCCTGAAGAGCTACCAGCGCTTCGTTGTTCAGTTGTACTTTGCGAGTACCGGCTTTTGTTTTGGTACTTTTGATTACCCCGACTACGCTTGCAGTCTGGACATGTGCTGTGTTGCCGATGAAGTCTATATCTGTCCAGCGCAACGCGCACAATTCCGAGCTGCGTAGTCCGGTATTAAAGGCGAAACGAAACAGATTTTGCCATTCCGGGTAATGACAGGCGTCATAGATTGCTGCTGTCTCTGCTGGCGTAAAAGGATCGACCTCGTAATCATCACTGCCTGGTGTGTTGTCCAATACGTGATACCGGCTGGCGCTGACCAGCGTGACAGGATTTATTGTTAACAAACCATCGGTCACCGCTTCATCTATGGCGCTGCGCAGAAATGAAAGATTATTGCGGATCGTTTTCAGTTTTGTTTTTCTGCTGGCGATCCAGTTTTTGAGTACTGCAGGTGTCAGTTCTGATACATGAAATTTATGCAGTGCTGACAGTGCAGACAGGCATTTTTCATACCCTTTAATTGTCGATGGCGACAGGTTACGGTTCTGGCAGATAGTCAGGTATTCATCCAGGTAAGATTTTATATTTTTGTTTTTTTTCACTCCCCCGAACAGCTCCAGCTTTTGGGAGTTGGGGAAGTATTTTGCATATTCGAAGGTACCACCGATAATCTGATTTTTTATTTCTCCCAGCAGACGCTCGGCATACTTCACACCGCGCGCGTTTACTTCCATTCTGGAGAGGGGCTCCCGACACAGAACCCCTTTATATGTAAAAGTGATAACCAGAGTGCTACCAGTTTTATGCTGGCGAATAGTTACTCCTCTAGGGAGAGATAATGATCCTTGTTCTTTCTTGCCCATTTTGAAATCTCCATTAAGTCGACCCAGCGTTCTTTAACTCCGTCGACTTTTAATACATGTACCCCTTCTTTCCATATTCCTCTTTGTATCCGTTTGTTAACGGCATCAACCGTTTCTCCCGCGTCGCGGCAGTAGGTTGATATAGGTACGCAATCCAGCCCCATACATCACCTCACACAACATTTAGCCCACGGCAGTGGCACCACACTTCAAACATTCGCTTCACAATTTCACGACAATAGAAACCGTCAACATCTCGCGTCAGGTCATAGCTATTGCCGTAACGCTGGCGTACCCATAGCTCAAACGCTTTATTCATTCTTTACTTCCTTTTCATGGCACGTAATTTTTTCAGATGAGCTTCCTGTTCTGTTTCTGCCAGAATTTGTCGGTATTCCTGGTGATCGATCCGTTCAAACGATTCATTAAAATCGTTCATTTTTACCGATTGTGTTTGCCCGTCCATTCTTCTGTACAACACGGTGTTGTTTATGTAGCGAACAATTTTTACCGGGTAACCGGCACTGTCGGTATACAGTTGTCCTTGATTAATCAGAGCGAACATTTTTTCTCCTGCTCTCTGAATAGTGAGAACTTCAGAGTCGTATGTTTGTAGCGGGTTTAATACTGATAATTTCTGCTGAGACAAGCATCCCGGCAAGCCAGAGCTCTCTGGACAGGTCTTCATCCTGGCATATCAGTTCGCCAATATTAATGGTGGCCATGATATCCGTTTCCCCAGTACGCTTATCCCTGACTTCTTCATAAGGTAGCGTTGCGTACAGGCTTTCAATAGCGCAACTGATAACATCCAGTCCGGTCAGATTGCCGCCGACAGTAACTTCGAATGTTTCGCGGTATTCCCATAGTCCGAAAGTTAATCGAACGGTTTGTTTTGCCATGCGTCCGCACGACGTCAGATTCGGGTCATAGTTCATTATTTTCGGTTGAGTATTCTGGTTGTTCATCTGATTTTTCATTAACCCGGCGGTTTGCCGGGCATATAAGTTATTTAATCTGGATAAATGGTGTATTGGCACCACTGGTCATGTATTGCGGCAGTGTACCGTTCCACTTGTTGATGGCTTCCAGTTCCATGACGCCTGGGTTCTGGCGCAGAGCTTCGCCGCGTAAACGAATGGCATCGGCTTCTGCCTGGGCTTTTGTACGAATCGCATCAGCCTGTCCGGCAGCTTCCGCGCGCAGCATGTTGGCTTCCGCTTCGCGCTGTTTTACTTCCTGCTCGCGTTGCAGGGTTTTCTGGTTCGCCGTGACTTTGGCATTAATGCTGTCGATAACGGTTGGCGGGTATTCCGGCTTACCCACATATGAGAGGCTCATTACCTGAATACCAATGGGTGTCATTTCTTCCTGAATGTCTTTGAGAGCTGCATCCAGAAGTTCAGACTTACCGCCGTCGATAAATTTGTCGGTGGTCATTTTGCTGGCCAGTCGGTTGAGTGCATCTGCGATCTTCTGGCGCAGGTCTGTGTCGGTAATGTCATCCACGCCTTTGCGGTAGGTCTGAAACACCGTGGTAACTTTGGATGGATCAACTTTGTAGGCCACACCGATGTGATAGCCGATGGTTGTACCGTCACTCATCTGGAAACTGAACGGTTCATCGTAGGTCTTCATTTGTTTGAAGGTGGGGAAGATATAAACTTCAGTATTCCAGCCAGTCCAGTAGCGACCAACACCGACCACCTCACCGACGCCTTTGTCGTCGCCCAGTTTATTTACCTTGATGCCAACATTACCTGGTTCAACGCGATCGCAACCGACAAGGCCAATGGTCGGAATAACAATGGCTAAAGCAAAAATAACTTTTTTCATCTTTTATCCTTAGTGAAAGAAAGACCCTTGTAAATGGCATAAATGCAGGGCGGGGTCAGAAACGCCAGTGCAAAGCCGGAAATGACTGCTACCGTATCCTTCATGGATATAAGGAACGGGACGAGTAGTCCGTAAATGCATGCGATAATTGCCAGTAAAATTACTATTCTGAAATACAATCTCATTGGTTTGTTGCATCCCGATATTTTTAACTGACTGACAGCGCAATAAAGAGAATAATGATTTCTGTTAGTGTCAGTACTGTGGCAAGGATTAAAAACAGTTTTACTCTGCTTAATTCACGGTTGCTTTTCATATAAACGGTTAGTAAAAAAACGGAAGAATTATATTCTTCTTAATATTTAATGTGTCACTGGTGCTTCTGGTATACCATGAGTATTCAGATCGTGAATCATTTCATCCAGAAGGAGTTCAAGCCCTTCGCGCCCCATAGCAGAGACAATGAAGCCATTATCAGGATCTGCGATGAGCATTTTTTGATAGAGAAACAGAACTCGCCCCATGCCTTCATCTTCGCCATATTTTTCAATAAATCCCCATTCGACATGGTTTTGCAGGGCAATGCGAAGTGGCCCCGGGTATATACTCATACAACCATGCTTTCCCTTATAAATAACTGCGTGATCTGTGGTTCCGTTATCGTTAGGGATATCAATGGTACCGTTCTTGTTTTCCTCTTCACTGATAAACGTCGCCACATACAGCCAGCGCCATTGAGCAACCTTCATATCGACTGAAAATCTTCCCAGGAATCCGGCATCATCGGCTTCTGCAATACATTGCATGATTCTTAAACCGTGCCAGCATGGATTGTCGTACTCACCATCATTAAGACGCTGTACGGCCTCAACATAATCAATGGTTGTACTGTCAATTTTTATGCCATGAGCTGTCGCTTCTGGTTTGAATTCAAAATTGTTCATAATGTTTGTTCCTTTGCTGGTGGAATAATCGTGTAACCCGCTCTTTTTGCCATCCACAGAAATGTATCCATGCAACCAACGAATTCATTATCCAACAGATGTTTTGAGTAAATCACTTTCCCATTTTCAATGGTCAACAACACTCTTACTTTTTCGTGTATTACCCCCCCCTGCTCAGGCTCATTCTGCATTTTATTTCGTGCTGATGTCTCCATTATTTTATCTCCCATAAGCCTTGCGCAAATACAGGTTGGCTATATGAAGATAAGAATCTCCATGTTGTGCAATGAGGCAGGCAGTTTTATACGATGCCTTATTTTTCAGGAAAGTCATAACTGAGTTCCCTCTATGAATAAAAGTTGTAACAATTCCCGGCGATAAAACCGTAATAAACGTTCAGGGCATATTGGTTGTTATTGCGCTAATTCTTTTTCGGCAGCAGCATTTGCATATTCACATGCAAAATTCAGAATTTCGCTGCCAAGTGTTTTTGTTTCATGATTACTGGACATATGTAATACCTGTGTTGCATGCAATAAATGATAAACATTGACCGCAAATGAATCAGGTTCCAGACAAATGCCTTCATAATCATCTTGCTGTGAGGTTGTTTCTGTCATTGTTCCCGAAGTACATGCGAACCTGTTTTTGACAATACTCTTTCCTCTAATCACTATATCGGCAACATCTATTGCTTTTATAACCTCCGGGAGAAATTCCTGGTTTGTATAATCAAACTCATCAACACAGAGAACGGTTATGTTTTCGAACTTTTTCATGCGCAAGTATCTCCAGCTGTTGGTTTACCGGTTAACAGCCACATCGGATCGCAACCAAGAACATTTGCCAGCGGGATAAGCATACTGATAGTTGGTTCATACTCTCCGCTCTCCCACTGGATGATGATATCTTCATCGAGATCGAGCAGACTGGCGAGTTCGGCTGTTGTTAAGCCGCAGGCTTCGCGTTGGGTGCGAAGGTTAACCAGCCAGCTTTTAGGGAAGGATTGTTTTTGTTGTGCAGGAGAAGCCGCAGATAGAGCATATTCATGGATAAATTCCATTACCTCAATGCCCAGTTCCTTTGAGCGAGCACAATCCAGAAGATGGAATGTGCGTACAGCACTTAGCAAATTTGCAATATTTAATGCAAAGGAATCAAGTTCTAAGCCCTTAAGCGTAACACAGCCGCAGTTGATAAAATTAGTTGTTTCTGGAGTTGCGTTTAGTGTCTTCATATATCCACCAACAATTTTAAATTGAACTAAATCAAGTTATAATTGATGGTGCGATATTATGCTTTGAGAAATAGGCTGTCAAGAAAAAATTGATATCGTGTGTTTTAGGCAGAAAAAAACGGGCAAAGCCCGTTAAAATCAAAGACTAACCAAATCTGTTTATATTGAATGGTACTGATGAGATCACTTTAGACTGGATATAAAGCAGAGCTAACCCCTCTTTTTCGATGCTCCATGGTTGATAATTGGGGTTATCAGATAACACCATGATTTTGCTTCCAATTTTTTGAAGTCTTTTCACGTAGCATTCTCCATCAAAACAAAATGCATAAATGCCATCGCCATCAAAATAAGTTACTGTCTTATCAAGAAAAAGAAGGTCGCCAGGTGAGATTGTGGGAGCCATACTGTCTCCTCTGGCGTTGCCTATTTCTATATTTTTAAATGCTCGGTTTCCAACAAGACGACGGGCATATTCAGGATCAAGTTCTATTGAGCGTACTACATCTATAAAGTCTCCGCGGACATGGGTCCCATTACCGCAACTAAATTCAACGTCAAGTACATTAAACACGACGCTATCTGTTCTTGCCTGATGTTTCTCTTGCGAAGAGAAGGTTGGTGAGGTGTCTTCACCTAAGAACCAGGATTGTGGATAACCGCTAATCTCTGATAACTGCGCAAGCTTATCGCTCCGTGGAAATGTTTTTCCTGTGGTCCAGTACTGCACTGATTGCGCACTCACCCCCAGCTTACGGGCCAGCTGAGCCTGAGTCCATCCTTTTGCTTTCAGCATTGCGGCTATTCTATTTTCTGTGTTTTTGACGTTCTTCATGACCAGGTCCCGTGGGTTTCTTTACAAGGGTAAATCTTTACTTGATTTTAGTGTATTCGATCCTTTTGCAACTTGCATGTTAATTTAAACTTGATGTATTCTTGATTCATTAAGTTTATCTTGGTGATTTGTTATGAAAGGAAATGATTACGACGAACTTCGTGCATTAATTGCGCAAAATGCCATAGCGCGAAATCTTGGTGTGACACCGCAAGCGGTGAATCAGTGGTTTTCAAAAAGCACAATTCCTGCTCGTTTCGTTTTACGGGTATGTGAGGTGGTTGCATGGAAGGTTACGCCTCATGGCTTAAGGCCAGATCTTTACCCTCACCCTGAAGATGGAATTCCTGATTCGTTACGCAAAACATCAAATCCAAGCTTAGCGCACACGGGGGAGGGGAGGTAAGGAAGTATGAACGAAGAACGAATCGAATGCATTCTTGAGGCCATATCAGCCCTTACCGACGAAGAGATTCAGGAGGCAAGGACTGTTGCTGAAAAAACAGCCTTAGCTTTGGGATTTTCGGTTAATCCTGGTTGATGGAGTTATCCAGAACGGCAGCGATGTATTCACACATATCCTGTCCTCGCTCCCTCTGCTGTTGCGGCTGACTTTTCAGGTTTTTAATTAACTCCATTCCGGATGCTGCGAGCTTTATTCGCTCTTGGATGGGAAGGGACGACAGCAATAAACCAAGTAATGCCTCAAGGCCGTCTAGCTTGGTTTCAACGCTGAATTTAGTTGTATCAGTCATAGGTAATTTCCTTACTGGTTGTGTGAGAACTCCAGTATACCACCGAGCCTGAAGTGGTTAAAAGACAGGCAAATTGAAGAGGCTAACCATGACTCCAGAAGAATTTATCTGCAAACACATAACGGAAAAGCTGGTGGCGGAGGGCTTCCCTGAAATTGTTGCCAGGGGGGGGCATGCCGGGGACTGGATTACTACCGCCGTAGCTCGCAGGCCAGCCGCAAAGGAGCGATGTTTAATGATTGCTTGTTTCGTGCGCGGCAATGGGCACTTGGTCAGACAAATGTTACTGAGCGAAAGGAAAAGAAAAAGCCGGGCCGGATTAAGGTGGGCCAGCCCGGCCTGTCCTGACTTACCTTTGGAATCAACCTTCAAGGAGCTGTTCCATGATAAACGCCCGATTAATCACTGATCCTGACCGCCAACCGGAGGGCATTAATCACCAGACTGGAAAAGGCCTCAATCATCTGACTAAAGGACATTGATCATGCTTAACATTAGCAGCACTCAAAAATTAGTCAACCCTTCAGATCCTGTTGGACAAATTCCGGTCGAACAGTGGTACAGAAGAACGTACGTGGTTTCAGAGTACGCCCGCACTTATACCGAGACAATTATCGGAAAGGCCAAATGCCCCTGTTCCGCAGCTGTGAATGGTGCGATGGCAATACGTAACGCCAATCCTTCGGTTTTATCCATCCGTTTTATAAGTATTGAGCAGCTTTCTCCTGAAGAAGGAGAGGCCAGCGAGCGCGCCCTTAACGCCTGGTTTGAGAAACATCCTGAGGAGATTGAATGATGAACACCGCAATTTTTAACGACAAAGTATCCATGACCAGCGTTGAAATCGCAGAGCTGGTTGGAAGTCAACACGGCAATGTCAGAATATCAATAGAGCGTCTGGCAAAACGCGGGGTGATTCAACTTCCTGCAATGCAAAAAGTTGAGAACGAACAATCATTTAGCCAAAACAAATTCACAAACGCATATATTTTCGAAGGCGAACAAGGCAAACGCGACAGCATCATTGTCGTCGCACAACTTTGCCCGGAATTCACTGCCCGCCTGGTAGATCGTTGGCGCGAACTGGAAGAGCAGGTGCGCAAACCAATGAGCGAAATCGAAATGGTTGCCGCGATGGCTCTTGAAGTAGTTCGTCAGCAAAAACGCCTCGACAAGATGGAAGAAAAAGTTAGCCACGTTGCCGAAACTGTCGAACAAATCAAAAGAGGCACCATACGCGATGGTTATGCAGGATACCGTCAGCTGGTGGCGAAAACAGGTATGTCAGATGCTAAATGCCGCAATCTGGTGAACGCATATCAGATCCCTACCGACACCCATGAATTTATGACGCCAGACGGATTATTGTCTCGTCGCGCGATTGTTGCAGTAGAACCCTTCATGTTTGCTTTTCATCGCATGATGAGTGAAGCAGAACCACGAGGTACTCGCTGGTATCACCCGAAAATGGGCCTGTTTCAGGCGCTGGGCTGGCAGGTGTAATTATGCTCACAGGTAACACATGCAAGTACTCAATCGCTGGTTCCGCGATGGCAGAGGGCGTCGCGTCCACGTTATACACTGGGAGTCTGAAACACAGCGGGTCATTTACCTGCGTGATGGTTATTCGCATGAATGCTTCAGTCCGTTGTGGTTGTTTCGTCGTGATTTTGTGGAGTGTGAAGCGCCGCCAGAGTGACGGCGTAATGGTGGAAACTTACACGAAGCGGATCTGGAGTTTTTTTCCTGTTGCGCGGGCAAATTTTTTCAGTGTGGAAAATGATGGTCCACTGACACCTGACGCCAGATTACTTTCCATTCTGCTGATGACAGTTGCTTTGGTTCCCATACGCTCAGCGATCTCAGCTTGGGTTAAACCAGCTTCTTTACGTGCTGCCAGCATTTCATCAAGCAACGCAAATTCGTCGGCGATGGCGTCGTATTCTGCTTTAAAAGCTGGATCCTCCATCCATTTATCAGCCATTTCATCATGTGTAATGGTTGGCGGATTACGTTTACCAGTCATGCTTTACCTCCTTCATTCTGGTTTCAGCTTTTTGGCGTTCGGCTGGTGGGGTTTTCTGGGTCTTCTTGATGAAACTATGCAGCATGATGATGCGTTTTCCTGCCAGGGTGCAGTAAAAGACGCGTGCGATGCCATCACTACCTTTAATCCGAAGCTCGAAAAGCCCGTTACCGAAAGCACTGGTATGAGGTTCTCCGAGATTGCTGCCGTATACCTTCATGCGTTCAACAAGATGCTGGTATCGGGCACGCATACTCAATGGAAGCTGGTCGACCTCCAGCCTGACCTCTTCACTGTAGTATTCGATAGTGTAGTTCATGAGTTAAAACATAACAAAATGGTTATGTTTGCACAATATATTGATTCTGCAATTTCGGGACGTTACACTGTTCCAGCACCTTATAAAGCGGGTGCCGGGATTTGCACCCCGGAATTGCATACGGCGATATATGACGCGCCAGCGTCTTTTTTATCGTCCGCGCTCACGCACGCCAGAATTATGGTGGGCTGGGTAGGGGAGCCGAAAGGCTCGCCGGTTTCCGTATGCGCCGGTAGTGCAAACCCTGTTCAGTCCGCCACCAGCGAGATTTGCACCTCCGGTGGTGGAAGTTATCCATTGCATACGGAGGCTGCCATCATGGCTACAGTCCCAACTTCCCCATTCCTCAAAATTGAGATCGTCAACGGTAAGGCCGTTATTTTTTCCCTGCATGTTGCCTGCCACTTCAAGCGCATGCACCAGAACATCGTTGACAAAATCGAGTATCTGAACTGCTCGCGTGAATTTTTTACCCGCAATTTCATTCCGGGTACTTATCACATCTATGGTGACTCTCTGCGTGGTTATTACATCACCCTTGATGGTCTGATGATGCTTCAGCTTGGGTTAAGTCTGCGCACAATGCGGTACTACGAGAGCTGTATTGATGCATTCCATGAAGCTGAAACCGTCCAGGTACATTCCGCTTTCCGTCGTCATCAACGGGAGGTGCACCTATGATCCGCTACCTGAATATTGATTCTGCACTTTTGGAACGTTACACTGTCTCTGCACCTTATAAAGCGGGTGCCGGGCGTGGAAACCCGAAATTCAATATAGAGCACAACCGCGCTCATGCGGTTTTTTCGTGTCATGAGCATTGCTACGCCCAAATTATGGTGGGGCGTGCAGGGCCAACTTCGGTTGGGCCGGGTTCTATGTTGACCGGTATTTCCACCCCTGTACGTCTCACCACCTATATGGTCGTGGAAAGCCTTGGTGGTGAGTTCTTTGAATTCAACATAGGGGCTGTCACCATGACTACCACCACTACCCACCCATTCCTCAAAATTGAGATTATTAACGGTAAGGCCGTTATTTTCTCCCTGCATGTAGCCTGCCATTTCAAGCGCATGCACCAGAACATCGTCGACAAAATCGAGTACCTGAACTGCTCGCGCGAATTTTTCACCCGCAATTTCATACCGGGTACTTATCACATCTATGGTGACTCTTTGCGAGGTTATTACATCACCCTTGATGGCCTGATGATGCTTCAGCTTGGGTTAAGTCTGCGCACAATGCGGTACTACGAGAGCTGTATTGAAGCATTCCATGAGGCAGAAACCAGCGTGAATCATACCGCTTTTCGCCGTAATCAATGGGAGGCGCGCCATGTGTAATAACCATTATTCAGACACCTCTGTTACGGTAATTAAAACCCTGATGGATGCACTGATTGACATCTCTGTTATCGCAGATATGGCGCATAAACACGCCACCAGTGAAACAGAATATGCCGGGGCTGTCGTTCCTCACTCACTGGCTGTTATGCAAATTAGCGCCGATCAGGCGCTGGAAACAGCCAGCAAAATGCTCATGGCTGATGTGCGGGAGGTACATCCATGATTCGCCGCCTCGTTAATTCTCTGTATCACCGATACAACTGTTGCCCCCGTGTGGGGCAGTGGATTGCCACCAGCAACGGTCACGTTCTGCGGGTTTGCCTGGTCAGCACCGAAAGCCAGAAAGTTGTGTGTGAATTACTGGGGCGTAACTACACCATTAGCTATCCGTTGATGGCGTTTCAGTCCGGAAAAATGTTTAAACGCCTGGGAGGTGCCGTGTGAGCCGGTTAATTAAATTGCTTGATCGCCCGATTGCTTACAATCCGGCTTTTGCAAAGCTGAAAGCAGGAAAAGTGCGATCGGGGCCGGTTGCGGCTGTTTTTCTTTCACAGCTTGTCTACTGGCATAACCGTATGGATGGTGGCTGGATGTATAAAACCCAGTCCGATATTTTAGCAGAGACAGCATTAACCCGCGATGAGCAGGAAACTGCGCGTAAGCGCCTTGTTGCGCTTGGTGTTCTGGAAGAAAAGCTACGTGGTATTCCTGCCATTATGCATTACCGGATTAATACTGAACGGCTTGAAGCACTGCTGATTGAACAGGTAAAACCTGATACGAAGGCTGACAGCAACGAGTCCAGCGCCGCAAATATCAAGAATGTGGGAACGCCGCAATCTGAAGCAGGGCAATACCGCGAACAAGTTTGTGGAAACCCCGCAAACTGTGGTGTGGAAACACCGCAAACAGTGATGCGGGATCACCGCAAACCGTCATGTGGAAACCCCGCAAACATTCATACAGGAGATTACACAGAGAATACTCATGAGATTACTCATGAGACTAAAAACACTATTGGCGCATCCGCTGACGCGTCTGCACCAGCGCGTTCTGCCCGACAAGAATATTCACCGGAATTTGAACAGGCCTGGCAGGAATACCCCAAACGTGCTGGTGGTAATTCCAAGTCGGCAGCCTTTAAAGCCTGGAAAGCCCGAATCAGGGAAGGTGTGACACCCGAAACCATGCTTGATGGCGTGAGGCGTTATGCCGCCTGGGTACGTGCCACAGGAAATACCGGCACACAATTCGTGAAGCAGGCCGCGACGTTTTTTGGACCCGATCGTCACTTCGAAGATTTCTGGCAACAGCCAGCCGCTCCCGGAGGTGGGCGACAGCGACAGATAGATATCCTGTCTGGTCTTGGTGCCATGTCTGACGAATTCGGTAAATCCAGTGACAACTTAACATTCTGAGGTGACAGCGATGATGACGTTTAACCTGCGTGAACAACAAACAAGACTACAGGCGCGGATGGATGAGTTACGGTCTGAGATGGCGTTTGCGGAGACTGGGGAAAAACCGTGGCCTTATCGTTCCTGCCGGATGTGTGAAGGTCGCGGATATTGCGAAAAACATGGCGAATATCACACGCATATTCTGGTGTGGGGGGATCGTAATGGCGAGGACAGAGAGAAAATTTCACACTGTCCTCACTGCCTGAGTGCTGAAATCAACGATGTGATTATGGAGTTGTCGTCCCTGAAGGCGGAAGAACTGACTGATAACGCCGGAATTGCACTGCGTTTTCGTGACTGTGAGTTTGAAAACTATCAGGAGATTAATCCTGACGCAGCCAGAAATCTTGCTGCCTGTCGTCGCTATGCCGAAAACTGGGCGGATGTTCTGGAGAATGGCACAAATCTCGTGCTGACTGGCAGTTGTGGCACCGGTAAAAATCACCTGGCGGTTGCGATGGCAAAATATGTCATCCGCAACTATCTCGCCAGTGTTGAGATCACCGACGTGATGCGCCTGACCCGGGCTGTGAAAAACTGCTGGCGGAATGACAGCGAAAAAACTGCGGATGAGGTGATTGAGCATTATGCATCACTGGATCTGCTGATTATCGACGAAGTGGGTGTCCAGTTTGGTAGCGCGGCGGAAATGGCCATTCTTCAGGAAATTATCAATGCCCGGTACGAAAGTATTCTGCCAACCATCCTGATCAGCAATCTTTCACCGAAGGCGTTGTGGGCATACATCAGTCCACGTATTGCTGACAGGGTTACGGATGGTGGCCGTAACCTGTTGTCCTTCAACTGGCCCAGCTACCGGGCACATACCGGAGGTGTGGCAGCATGATCAGCCAGAACAGTCCGGTCTGGCGTAACGATGATCTGGAAGGTGCTGTTATTGGCGCATTCTTTTTGCGTGGGGCAGATCCGGAAGTGATGGATATTCTGGCCACACTACCGGCGGACGTTTTTTCTGTACGACCGTACCGGGATATCTACACAGGCATCTGCAGACAGGCCCGTGTGTCCGGCGTGATTGATCCTGTGCTGTTGTGCAATGAGATGCCGGAACTTGCCCCGGTGATTACTGATACCGGGCGTAAAACCTGGGTGAAGTCATCTCTGGAACACTATGTTGCAGCACTGCGACGCAATGCCGCACTGCGTGATGCAGAAAAAACACTGGCCGAAGCATTGCAGAAATTACGTGATGCGCATACCTGTGAAGCAGCTGAAGATGCCCTGAAGGATGCTCAAAACATGATGGTCTCATTGTCGACCGAAAAGGGCATTATTCAGCCTGTACACATTGATGATGTACTTCCGGAGGTGGTTGACCGTGTTGAATGCCGGAATCAGGGGCTGGAGAAATCCAGGACGTTGATGACCGGTATTGATGAGCTGGACGCAAAAACAGGAGGCATGGAGCCCGGCGACCTGATATTCATCGCGGCGCGCCCTTCGATGGGGAAAACAGAACTGGCGCTGGATATCATCGACAAAGTGACTGAACAGGGGCGCGGTGTTCTTCTGTTCACAATGGAAATGGCGAACATTCAGATCGGTGAACGCATGGTGTCTGCTGCCGGAGGAATGCCTGTATCGCGCCTGAAATCTGTCTCTAACTTTGGTGACGAAGACTGGGCGCGTTTCATTAAGGGTGTGGAGCTGATGACCGGACGCAATATCTGGATGGTGGACCAGGCGAACCTGACCATTGACGAGATATGCGCAACAACGAAACACCATTTGATTAAACATCCGGAAACGGCACTGGTGGTGGTTGATTATCTCGGGCTGATAAAAACCCGAACCACGGGGCGTCATGACCTTGCCGTGGGTGAAATCTCAAAGGGACTTAAAGGCCTGGCAAAATCCGGTGGTTTTCCGTTGATTGCGCTGAGCCAGCTTTCCCGCAGTGTGGAGTCCAGACCAAATAAACGTCCCATGAACTCAGACCTGAAAAATTCCGGAGAAATAGAGGCGGATGCTGACATCATTCTGATGCTTTACAGGGATGAAGTGTACAACCCGGATACGCAGGCCAGGGGCATCGCAGAAATTAATATCACGAAGCAACGTAATGGTTCTCTGGGGACGATTTACCGACGTTTTTATAACGGACATTTTCTGCCCGTAGACCAGGAAAGCGCACAGGTTCTTTCTACACCAATGCAGCCGTCCAGACCGCGAAGATACAGTAACAAACGAACTGACAGCAGTAAGATGGAGCGTTTCTTTTGAACAACCAGACAATGACTTTTACCCCTGAACAATTACGTAAACAGGCACAGGAAATGTTGCGACAAGCGGAACAACTGGAAAAAACAGGTGTAACAAAAGATACCATTCGTCGGGATATGGTTCCCGCGCTCAGAGAATTGATGCAGGCGAAACACCGTGCACAAAAAGCGGTGGATGAGCTGGTGGATTGTGTGGCAGAGCTGGAAACCAAAGTTGGAAAGTTTGAAAAACTGGTGCATGAGGTGCTGCGCTGATGCGTGATATTCAGATGGTTCTTGAGCGTTGGGGAGCGTGGGTGGCAAATAATCATGAGGATGTTACCTGGTCATCGATTGCAGCCGGATTCAAGGGGCTTATTCCTTCAAAGGTTAAATCGCGACCGCAATGTTGTGACGATGATGCGATGGTTATTTGTGGTTGCATGGCTCGTCTGAAAAAGAGCAACAATGACTTGCATGATTTGCTGGTGGATTATTACGTTTGGGGCATGACGTTTATGAGGCTGGCGCAGAAGCATAATTGCTCTGATGGATATATCGGGAAAAGGTTACAGAAAGCAGAGGGAATAATCGAAGGTATGTTAATGGCATTAGACATTTGCTTAGAGATGGATATTGATGTTACTAAGCTTAATTAATACGATTATTTTTTAATAAAAAACGGGGCGTAAAAACACCCCCAAGATAAAGGGTAATATATAACAGAAAGTTTAGATAGTAAGAAGCAGGGCTCTAATGCTTCTTAAAGAAGTGGCTTGAGGGAGCCACTTATATGCTGAGAAGATAAAACCTTCTCAGCATATCCTTTATTAACCAGATTAGAACTGGTATACCATACCTACAGCAACGATATCGTCAGTGTTTACACCAAGAGCTTTAGTAAAGTCATTTTTGTCAAGCAGGTTGATTTTGTAATCAACGAAGGTAGACATATTTTTGTTGAAATAATAAGTTGCGCCAACATCAACATATTTGACTAAATCCTGGTCACCAAAAATGCCAAGATCTTTACCTTTTGATTGCAGATAAGCAACAGACGGACGCAGACCGAAATCGAACTGATATTGTGCAACAGCTTCGAAGTTTTGTGCTTTATTAGCCACAAAGTAATCTGCGAATTTAGTCATATTCTGGGTTTCTGAATAGGTTGTTGCCAGATAAACGTTGTTTGCGTCGTATTTCAGACCTGCAGCCCAGACTTCTGCATTTTCGCCGGAAGCAAATACTCCTGGGAGAAGTTTACCCAATTTGACTTGAGTGTCGGTACGATCAGATTTCGCATACGTTGCACCAATGCCGAAACCTTCGTATTCATAGGTCGCAGAGAAACCAAAACCATCGCCATTGCCTTTGGTGTAGTTATCTAAGCTACTACGATCATGATTATTCTTACCCTGGTACTGTGCAGCAAAATTCAGACCATCAACCAGACCAAAGAAGTCGTTGTTACGATAAGTTGCAACACCAGTGGTACGACCAGTCATGAATACATCTGTTTGGGTCCAGGTATCTCCACCGAATTCTGGCAGGACGTCAGTCCATGCACCGATATCGTATGCTACACCGTAGTTACGACCGTAATCGACGGAGCCGTAGTCACCGAATTTAAGCCCTGCAAATGCAAGACGGGTTTTATCTTTGGCTGCTCCCTGTTCTTCAGTACGGTTTCCTTTGAATTCATATTCCCACTGACCGAAACCAGTCAGTTGATCGTTGATCTGAGTTTCGCCTTTGAAACCCAGACGAGCATAAGTTGTGTCGCCATCATTTGCATCGTTAGAGGAGAAGTAGTGCTTAGCATTAACTTTTCCGTACAGATCCAACTTGTTGCTGTCTTTATTATAAATCTCTGCTGCCTGAGCAGACATCGCCATCAGTACTGATGCAGCCACAGCAGAAATTGCCACCGTTAATTTTTTCATCACGAACCCTTTTTTTTGAACTATTTTTAAAAAATGATGTCACTGCGCGATAAATATTCATCTAATCAATGTGGTTATTTCAAGAGTCAAGTTTAATTTAGTGATTGATAATATGATCAAGATCTCATTTATGCGCGTTGGTATAATTTGTTGATATTTTTGTGTAATGCGGAATTTAATTAATGAAATACATTATTTACTCATTTTTCATTGAAAAATAACAATGATGTATTTGATGTAATATGTGTTATTCGTATGTTTTGTTTTGTTATATTGCATTAACATTTGAGTGGCGTATTTGTGGTTTACGTACGTAAAAATTCAATTATGATGTTAAGAGTGGTTGCTTCGACTCCTTCCTTAAAACCGCCGTCGGGCTGTTTTTTGTACCCGAAAAACGGCACAGGACGTTAAACGTGCTGGTGGTTGCGAATACTGGTCTTTCAGCTTGCTGGCTTTTTCGACAAGAGTTATTGGTATGTCACGTTAACCAGAAAGGAAAAAGACATGCTAAAACAGCAGGATATGACCGAAACTGCCAGAGTGGTGTTTAATGAATTAAGCGTCACCGAACCGGCGACCGTCGGGGAAATTGCGCAGAATACTTACCTTTCACGCGAACGCTGCCAGTTAATACTGACTCAGCTTGTTATGGCGGGTCTGGCAGATTATCAGTTCGGTTGTTACAGACGTCTTCCGTAGTGAAGGCTTTTTAATTTGTGGTAATGGGCGGCTGGTGGGTGTTAGCGGCACCTGCCAGCCATCTGCTCATGCGTTGGGGTCACAAGCAAACCTCAGGCCCATCTGCTTTGCGCAAAAGCGGTATGAGCCTATCAGAGAAGTGCTTATTGATCTATGGCTAATACTGTAAAAATATCCAGTTGTGAGTTAATCAACGCTGATTGCCTGGAATTTATCCGGACCTTACCGGAAAACTCCGTCGATCTGATAGTCACAGACCCGCCATACTTTAAAGTGAAGCCCGAGGGCTGGGATAACCAGTGGAAGGGCGACGCTGATTACCTGCAATGGCTGGACCAGTGTCTTGCGCAGTTCTGGCGGGTATTAAAACCCGCCGGAAGTCTTTACCTGTTCTGTGGTCATCGCCTGGCATCTGATACCGAAATCATGATGCGTGAACGCTTTAATGTACTGAACCACATTATCTGGGCGAAGCCGTCCGGACGCTGGAACGGGTGCAACAAGGAAAGCCTGCGGGCGTATTTCCCGGCAACAGAACGCATTCTGTTTGCCGAACATTATCAGGGGCCATATCAGCCAAAAAATGACGGCTATGCGGCAAAAGGGCGCGAGCTTAAGCAGCACGTCATGGCCCCGCTGATTGCTTACTTTCGTGATGCGCGTGAATCACTGGGGATAACGTCGAAACAGATAGCGGAAGCCACCGGAAAGAAAAACATGGTTTCGCACTGGTTTGGT